TTCTCCGCCGCCTCAATCGCCAAGCGCAAGTTCCGTTTCAACCGCTCCTGCCCGACATACTCATCAAACGTCTGCGGACGCAAAGTTACTTCAATTTGCTGCTCCGCGCCGTCATCATCATGCGCGCTAGTATCAACGATTCGTTCAATTACCATAGGTATAGTATAGCATTATAGCGGCGAAGTATTGACTTTGGTCGGCAAGTATGATATATATAAATCACTGAAAAATATTACATGATAGAGCAAACCGCTCAACCATGAATCTTGTTTTTCCAGTGATGTTAAAGGCCATTGATGGCGGTGGTCGCCGCTCATCTGAACTGTCTTCAGTATAGCAAAACGCAAGCGTTCTGTCAATACGCTTGCGTTATAAAATGGGCAAAAATGATACGAAAACTGTGGAAAAGTCCGCACCATTACCTCTGTTATTATGATGTGGCGCTAAATTTCAATCTTTCAAAGCATGCCGCCATCTGGCCATCCAGCCCATGCAAATATCGCTGCGTAATTACCGCGTTTGAATGGCCGAGCATCTCCTGTGATTCCATAAGTGTTGCCCCGTTTCGCTGAATGTCTGTAGCAAATGAGTGCCGCAGTGCGTGTGGGTGAAAATTGCGAAATCCAGCCAAGTAAAACGGCTGCCGCATTAAATGCCGCAGCTCCTCGACACTGAGCAATGTGCCGCTCGACTTCTGCCACAAATAATCATCAATACGCCGACTAACGACCCACTGCGTCAAGCGTTCGCGAGCTTCTCGGCTCATATGCACCTCGCGTCGCCTACCACCCTTGCCGGTAAATACGATCATTCTGTCGGTGATATTCAATAGCCGCAGATTCCTCAGCTCAGTGATACGTAAGCCGCAGTCAAACGATAATTTAATCAGTAGCCACTGTATCTGATTGCAATAACTCAATACCTGCTCGATTTGCTCCCTCGTATAGAAAACTCGGCGGATTGGCTCAGTCTCCTTTTGCTTGACAATGTGGCGGATTTTCAGCTCAGGCATCTCCACGCCCATATCTCTAAAATAGCGAAACATTGCTATCACATGGCAAATTCGCGTATTGATAGTCCGGCTATTCAGGCCGCGCCGTGCCTGCGTCGCGATCCAGTCGTTGACCTGCTGCGTCGTAATATCGCTCAGACTACTGGCTGGCACGCTAGCTCTGAAATCTCGCATCACCCAGCGTTTAGCACTCAATGTCTGGCGGCTCATCCGGCGTGTAAACTCGCAGTACTCCAGATATTCGTCAAAAGCTCGCTCGATTGGCATAATTGTATTTTTCGTCATGATTTTAACTCCACTTAAAAAACCAGTTCTATATAGAATTGCTTATAACGAACCTTAAAAGCTCAATTGTATATAGAACCCTCACATTTAATTTTCTGATAATTCTGTTATCAAAAATGGGCGGTGGCGGGCGGATTTGCACTAACTTGAATAAAAAATACGGCCAGACGGCCGCTTTCATTACGCAAAACTCCCAAATACTCGCATATACCTAGGATTATTGCATAATATTTGCACATGAGCAAACGCAAACAAGCCGCTACGCGAGCGACGTCAAAATGTCAGCAGTGATTGTTACGTTATCAGGTTGTAGCTGCGCTTCATCTGCGCTAGTTTCTCTAATCCAGCGATATTTAGTGGCAATGCTGCCTGCTCTTGTATTTTCTGCTTGTGGCGCTCCTCAGCTGCCTTAGCTTTCGCCTGTGCGATCAGTTTGCGTAGCCAATCTACCGTTTTCGCCAGATTCGCACTCGACCAGATAAACGCGAAGTACTTGCGTGGATTACGTTTTCGTTTCGCCAATTTAATCGAATAATCAAACTCTCTCGCATAATTGATCTGTCGATTTCTAAACATCGGCAAATACCTGTCGTCGGTGATTAGTTTTGTCGCCTTGCCCAATCGCTGCTGCATTTTCTGAACTCGTCGCTCGTCTATGGTTATATTCCCCATTTTACCCTCAAAATGCCATTTTGCTCTTGACAAACAAAAATAGCCTCTAAAATTGATAACAATTTTTTGAGGCTAGATACAGACAGCCCACCCTGATTTACATCTGGGCGGGCTGAAAATCCTGTACGTTCACCGTCGATTATAGCAAACTGATTTTGCTTTGTCAACAAAAACCCGCCCCCATTTTCAGGGGACGGAAAGGTCACATGGATGCTTAAACCATGCGTTTGCAGTTTATCACTATTTATTAGATTTCGCAACAGCAACGTCAGCAACGACCAGTCGTCGTATATATTCGCTAACTGTCATATTCAACTCGGTAGCACGCTCGACGATCATCTCGTGATCGCTCTCTGAAACTTTTACGTGTATGTGTTTAGTTTTCATGTTATGCCTTTCCGCCCGATATAACGCCTCGGGCAGGGCTGTTTAATATTTAATAAATAGCACTGACGGTAAAGTATTTCAAGCCGTCGTAGCGAATTTCAGCTTCATCGTTACCACTCGATTCAATCTGCTCTACCGCGTTTCTGAGTGCCTCTCCAGTATTAAACACCTCTACCAGCTCGTCATCGTCATCGTAAAAGAATATAGTGCCGTTATCTACTACCGCTTCATAATCCTCATATCTGATAATCCTCATATCTGATAATCCTCATATCTGATAATCCTCATATCTGTCTAGCTCCTTAACCGTCTCAATGATATTCTCTAGCATAGCCTCTTCATCCAATTCGATGCTGATGTTCTCGATTGTAGCGTTCTCCGCTGTACTTCTGCTGAATCGTTTACGCATCTCTCTCCTCATAACCGTCTCAAGTTCTTCTATATCACCCTTCAAGCTCTTATCTGCCTCGAAAGTGAATTCTTGTGTTGGCTGGTCACCCGTGTAGTACCACCCTGTAAATGTTGCCATTTTAATTATCCTTTCTTGGCGGCGATGGTTGAGGAGCTGTTTATTTTTTAGTGTTTGATTTTATCGACCGATTATTTTCTAGCTTTAGTTTTCTTAATCAACTCAAGCTTTATGGTTATTTTAAGTCTGAAAAGTTGTAATGATGTTTTAAGCATTTTTATGACCTTTCTTCTGCCGCCGAATTGTTAATTGTTGCTTGGTTGCCCCTCAACCATGTCTTTAGTATAGCAAACGTGTTGCCGTATGTCAACACTTTTTACCAAAAAAGTCAGAGATTTTTCGACATTTTTCATCACCCCTATTAAACCTGTGGAAAACTCACTAAATGTAGTATTTCGTGGGTGGCAATTGGCGTTGCCTAAGACTTCTTAATATACTGAATTGTCACAAATGAGGTCTTATATCCAGACTGATCAGCGTAGGTTTGAATGTTGACATTATTATTGTCGACATAAACCGTCACCGTGTAAGCTTGTTGATCAGCAGCGTGAGGTAAGTTGATAGTTGCGCCAATACTGTCTTCTTTCGCAATACCACGAATATTGATAACCATATCTAGTTTTTCAATGCCATGCGGTTTCGTTGTTTTACCAGCAACTTTTAAGCCGCCCATTGAAAACGTCTTCTGGTAAATAGTGCGCCCATCAATCCATCTCATACCGCTATCAACTTCTGAGGTACTGCGGTCACCACGAGCAGACGACGATAAGTGTCGTGGTAGGACTATATCATTGCCAAGTGCGTCAGAGCCAATCACGCCGTTTTTGAACATTTCAGCCCTGTTAATCCGTCCGTCAGCCAATGTGGCTGGATTACGCCTATCAGTGATGACAGAGTCGAGAATTGTCGTCGTGCCAGCGTTTACGCGTATCTCAGCGATGACTTCATATGGATTAGAAGCACCAATCTTCGCCTTGATCTGAGATGGCGTTGGTGCACTTGGGTTGGTTGCTGGCGTACCTGGAACGACAACGGCCTTTGTGCGATTCTCGTTGTTAGCGACGGCTTGCGACGCAGCCACGTTTGTGTCGATGTAGATCACCACCGCGTCAATTCGCGGATTGGCGCTGTTTGCCGTGGTAACGCTCGCCTGAACAGGCTGCGTGCTTAAATTACTCACCGGGAATGTCGCCGACATAGCGTCACGCACCAGTAGATCGTCAGGTATACCATTCTCCCCGCCGATCAGCACATTCATGCCGACAGGGCTGGCTTGACGCACTCTAAAGCCGCTAATCCACGAGCCGACAAAAGCATTGCCGAGCGCGTGGAATAGTGCGCTATCAGTGGTACGACCGCCGTTACTATTAGGAAAACCTAGTGCCATAGTTATTTTTCGTCAGTGCTTTCAGCCTCAGCCTCGGTGGTATCGACCGTCTCAGCCTCAGCTTCATCATTGGTATTTTCAACTTCTGGCTCGACAATCTCGTCGGCAGACTCTACTGCTGGTGCCTCTGGCTCTGTTGTCTCGCTTTCAGCCTCAGCCTCGGTGGTATCGACCGTGCCTTTAGCTGCCGAAATACTCACGTACGGCCCGCTGTGTGCATTGCCTTTGACGAAAATATAATAGCCGTCAACTGTTCGGCGGATCTCGCCGCCCTTATAATTCTGTACTTTTTCAGTATTTTCCATATGAATCCTCCTGATTATAAATGTACAGATTAGGCGATATTGACGTTATTTGCCGTGGAAAATATAGCGATATTCTTTATACAAGCGAATAGCGATTCGTTTGAGTATCATAAACATATTTTTATTATAGTATAGTCCTACCACGACACTTAAAATGGTCAGACTTCATTCAGGCGAAACGAGATAGCACTAGTCAACCAGTTGAGCCTGTCATTTTTCAGTATGGTCGAGCAAGAGTAATAGCCCCAACTGACACAATAGAAGCTACAACAGCCGTTGCGTTTCCGAAGATATTTAATAGCGGAACGGTGCCGACTGTTATTTGTACATACAACGGCTACGGTAACGCCAACGATCCGTGGACGGACACGCCAAATCCATCTTGGGCTGGTGCGACGATTGGGGCGGTTAGTATCACAAACTCATCATTTGCGGCGAGGTGTCGCCGCTTTGATGGTGCTATGTTGAGGGGCTCATATTACTTCAGCTGGATCGCAATTGGTGCGGCCTAACTCTAAGAAATCCTTTCCAGTTCAAAAACCGCCTCCGAGCTTTCGAGGCGGTTTTCAGTTGTTCGGTAATTCTGAATTACTCAACAGCTTGCTGCATCTGACGCACTAACTCAATAATTATCGTCTTAGCGGCCGACAGCCCGGCAGCAATCGCAGATAGCGTAGTCGCTAGTGCCAGTGCCCATAACTCGCGCCAACTTGCCGCAAACAACAAATTTACTAGGTTTACGCCTGCTAATAAGAATGTTGCGATAAACGTTTGTAGAAACGTCCACAATGCTCGAGCAGCAACATCTTTGTAGTTGATATTTTTCAGTGCTTCTAGTGATCTCATGCTATTCTCTCCTTACATTAATCCAAAACTGCTGCTGGAGCCGCTCTTTAGCAGACATTCTTCGGTATTTTGGATTTTAGCGTTTATTGTCCGCTGGATTACAGCACCTCGCGGGTCTTTCAGTGGCTCGCCCGTTTTCGGGTCGTGCCACCTGCTCAAACCTGGCACGCTGTGCGAATCCACCAGGCATTGCAAGCAGTCATTATATGTCGAGCCTGCTGGCATCTCTGGCGTGGTCTTGCCAATGTGCAGCGTTACGCAGCCGCAAGCTTTGCACTCGCGGAAGTACAGGCTCGACTTCGTGATCGTGATTTTCGACAAGTCCGGTTCCATTACGGCAGCCTCAAAA